ATTAAGAAAAACACATATGCCTGTTGACATAGTAACTTTAGTTAAAATTCAATGTTTAAAAAGTGATACATCATACTTAGCAAGGATTGTTCAAAAAGATCAGAAAGATCATAGAGAAATTTCAGTTTTAAATTTTGATTATAGATTAGGAACATTTTTTATTGAAGAAATTACAAGGAAATTAAATATTTATTTTACAAGTAATTTATTAGAAGATGATGAAAAAGATGAAAAAATTTATGAAATAGTGAAATCATTCAAACAAGAGAAAAAGAGACGTAAAGCACATTTATTATATGATAATAATGATCAAAAGAGATGGGGACCTAACATGTTAATGGAATCACTAGGTTTATTTTTAGTTCCTATGTTATCTACTGGTTTATCTAATCTTACTATATCAATTTTATCTAAAATGAAACATAAATGGGTAAAGTTTCCTGAATCTCTAATTAAATTAGTATGTGATAAAAAAGCAAAATTTCGAAAAAATACAGCTGTTGGTAAAGCATGTTCTGTGATAGAAAAAAATGTTGCATTAAGTAAATTTGGTTTGGAATTTGAATGGGGAATGGGACAAGGAATATTACATAATACTTCATCTAATTATCATGCGTTAAAGTTATTTGTAGAGGAAAATATAGCTAAAAGGTTAAAGGTAAAATTATCTTCTGTTTGTACTTCTGATGACTCTTTTAAAGCAATGGTATCTAACTCTATAGATGATATATTCAAGTTTTTAGAATGTTGTGAATCAATTAATAAATTATTTAATATTATAAGAAATTCAGCTAAATCCTTTGTACAGACATTTATAGCAGAAATGAATAGTATATTTTACTATAAAAGGTTATTAGCAACACCTATTTTAAAATTTAGATTTTCTCAATTAGACTGTGGAACTGGAGAAGACTATTTTAAAGATTTAATATCTGTTATTTCATCATCTACTCAACATTTAAGTAAAGGTGGATCTTATATAGGATCTTTAAGTATATCATGTGTGAATATGACAATTTTTTGTGAACAGTGGAGAAAATTTTATTTATTAAAAGAAACAAAATATAAAATAGCTGATTTACCATGTGAATTAGGTGGATTACCAATTTTTGAACCAATGACAACTTTACTTAATGGACCATTAACAATTTGTTTTCTAAAATTTGCTTTATCTTCTAGGTTAAATCAAACAGCTTATATCAAATTAATTTTAAAGAATTTAGATTTGAATCCTATAGAACAAAAGACATATGCACATAGAACATTAGAAAAAGATTTATCATTTGATGTTAGAGTTATGTCATCATTATCAGGAGTGTATTCATTAATTAGAACTAAAAGACATCAAGTAAAGTTTAATAGAAGACATGATTTCAAAAATTGGATAACAATAACAGACTATGCAACTCTTAAAAAAGATGACATGGATTTTAAAGCATTTGCTTACAATTTTTATAAAATATATTATGGTGCAAAAGAATCAGATGACTTAGGTGAAAATAATTTTATTATAAGATTTACAGAACCATGGATTTCATTAGAAAGGAAAGCATTTATTACAAAGTCTGAAAATTCTTTAATTAACTTAT